TCCTGGTAATGCAGTAACTGTAGTACCTTCACTACCTCCTCTTTTAGCAAACCAAAAACTGTCAAGCATGGACTGAGGGTTAAACTTTTGTACTACATTATTTTGATCTGAATCAAATGTACGTCTGGACCAATAGTTGGTCATTAATTTCCTCAAGTATGCTTCAGCTTTTGGTGGTGCCATATTGCCCACATCAACGTTAAATACAAGACGCTCTGGTGCCCTTACCAAGCGGTAAATAACTATACTATCTTCAATAAGAGAAAGCTGGCGGTAAGCTCTTCTAGCATTCTCAATAAAAGGCAGACGAATTGTTTTATTCTCGTTCCAAATACCCGAATTAACATATGTTACTTGGTTTACCTCCATAGGAACTAATTCTGTTTTAACTACCTTCCCGGGGTTCTTTGAATCATAGACAGGCTTTCTAAGCAAGAAGCCCTTAATGTTCATATTCTGAACATTTGCATAAACAGGATCAATGGTATCAGAAGGAATAGTTAATACGCCTAATATGCCTTCATTAGGATACTTCTTATGAATAATATGCTCAAAATAAATCTCTGCATCAACAAGAAGGCTTCTTAAGTATTCCCAACCTTTATTTTCTAAATCAAAAAACCCTACATACTTTTGAAATTCTTTATTAATTTTATTTTTTTGTGTCTCAGATAAATTAGAACTCTTGAAGTTTACTTTTACAATCTCGCCTTTGTCATCTTTGTTGATAAATTCATCGCAAATTTCATCAAGTGCATCTGCAACTTCAGCAAATGCTGCCATGACACGATAATCCATGATGCGACGGATTTTATCAGGTTGAATATTCGCATACATGAATTCATGATAATTTTTATCTCTTAAAATATTTCCAAAAAGGTCATCAGTATAAAATGTAGTGTTTGAAATAGATTGTCTTGAAAGCGCTTCATTTTTTCTAGTACCTTGATCGTAAAACGTTTCATATTTAGGATTCAATGCATTAATTTTATCATTTACATCCACTTGCTGGTATGGTAGTTTCGAAGAAATAAACTTCATTAAGTCTCTTCCAAATGTAGATTCGCGATTAGAGTCCGCCATATAGTTATTTATGATATACTAAAATATTTAAATATCCCTATTAATTAACAATTAACAAATAATTTTTGTCTGAAAGCTTGCTATAACCTGCGACATTAGATAAGACTAAATCATATAAACACGGTGTAGAAGATATATTACTAATTCTGATAACAGATTTATTATCACCCTGAATTGTAAAGTTTGTAAGCGGATAACCTGATACAGGTGGAAAAGTACCTGAAAAAGCAGGGTTCTGAGTTAAAAATGAAAAAGAACAAACATAAGGCAGAAGTGTATTGTTGCTTGCGCTAAGAATTACATTTTCAAGTCTTTCGAAAAAATAGCCTCCAAAAGATATAAAAGCAGTAGTGGAAGGTGTAAGATTAATTAGATTCATGGTTGATATGAATACGAAATATTGGTAATTTGCGGAAATGCTGAAACGTTAATTGACTCTGTATCTGATGCTAGTCCGCTAGATACAGGGTAATTGAAGGTAATACCAGACAGCTCTTCAAACAATGACTGACTTGGATTTGTTGAAAGAGTGTAGAAATTATTGTTAACGTAAAATATATTTGCTTCTGGAAATATAGGATCACCAAAGAGCCACCCTTTTATTGTAAATGAGGTATCAGCTACAATACGGTATTTATCAGAGGCAACTATATCAGTGGGGTATGATAGCGCTATGTTACCGTTCCAGAGAACTTCACTTCTAATTTCTTGTGGAACTTCAAATCCACCTTCAACCATAGCTTCAGGTACTTTCCAGGATATTATTATATAAGGATTATTATATGGTACAAAATTACTAATAATTTGATCCATATCTGTTTGAAATTTAGCCAATATAGACATATTGATTCCTATATTCACAGGAACAGGTGCTTTATAAAAATCGCTAAGTGTATAGTTGTTTCTGTCGGAAACACCTTTTGGAAAATAAAAACCGCCTATCTTATTAAAAACCCTTTCATTATCTCTTGTTACATTGCTAATGCTAACTGCTACAACAGGAACAGTGATGTTTTGTGCTTTATTGACCAAATCATACATTACCCTTTGCTTCGGTGAATATACATATCTAACTTGTACACCGTTTATTGGTTCTCTTAATCTATTAAACCTCTTAATAACAATATCATCAAAAGCATTAACAAATTGTGTTACCAAGTCCTTAATTTCAAAATGATACGTATAGTTCTTCACTATATATATTTATTAGCAAATCTGCTCAATAAAATAATGTGGTAGCTTATCTTTAGTGCGCTTTAGTACATTCACTATATTACCGTCTAGAATATAAGTCGATGAAAAGTCATGCTTGCTTCTAGTTGCTCGGCCACACGCTTGAACTACAGAATTAAGCATTTTGTTTTCATACCATGCTTTATCTAGATCAAATAATCTTTTTATTCTTTTTGATGAAAGCGGTGGATAGGGGAGTTTTACAATAATTTGAAATCTTGCCAAATCATCCTTGAGATCAATTCCGTATGCTAGAGAGGGAGATACTAATATAGTGGGAAAATCAGCTTTATAGTGTTCATTAAGTATTTCTTCATTATTTGTAATATTGTCTCTAAATAAAAACCTCTTGTTAGATGACAGTTTTTCTTTTAAAAAATTTGTTATTTCCTGTGTATGTGTATGAATTACACCCTTGTCATTAATATGAAATTCTACAATTTGCTTTATTTGATTAGCAATATCTGGAAGAACAATTTTTAAGTTTTTATAATTAAGTTTATTTTTAGAGGTTACATATATCGGCGACTTTGCAGCATCAAAATCGCTATCAACTTCAATATATTCATAGTCTGTAATACCTAATGTTTTGGCAAAATTTTTATTATCTATAATTGTTGCTGACATTAACAATACATTATCTGCATAATCAAAAATAAATTTCGATAGTTTATCAACTTTTAAAGGTGTAAAATGTACTCTCTTAACGTCTCTGTCAACAATAAATTCGCATTCTTTCCAAAGAGTACTAACGGTTGTTAGTGAGTTAGATAAATTCTTAAGATATAGAAGCTTAACTCTATCAGGTTGTGAAAGAGTATTCTTTTTTCCGCCTTTAACAATAAAGGTATTTGCTTTTTCATTTAACTGAAGAATAAGATCATTAACCCAGTTGCGTACTCTGTCATGTGATTCAGTAGTAAGGGTACGAAATTCTATACCATAATTTTTAAGCCGCTCGTAATTAATTTCCGCTGAAAATCTTTTTGAAAGTTCATCCTCTAATTCCGACGCTTCATCGCATATTAAAAAATTTTTTCTTTTTAGATGTGAGGGGAGAGATAAAAACATCTTGTAGTTTAAGACTGAAAATTGTGAGGTAAGCGCTGTATTTCTAGCATTGTAGTATGGACAACAATTTTTATCCCAGCAGTCTTCTTTTAATTTACTGACAAATAAACAGGGTGCTGTTTCAACATCAAAGTTTTGATCTATCTCACAAATGTAGTTTGTCTTACCTTTTAAAAGCTTTGTATCTTCAAAAAGTTTTAAATATTGATCTTGTAAGGATTTTGTTATAGTTAGTGCAAATGCACCGAAAGGTGGGGTTGATAAGCATTCAACTTCATTAATATAATTACCAGTAAAGTCTTGTTTGTACGCTTGGTAATTATTAATTAATTTTATAAACTGTTCAGAAGGTGTATTACTAAGACCTGCAAGAGTTCTTGCTAGAAAACTTTTACCTGAACCTGTAGGTGCACAAGCAATGACAAACTTTTTACCTTTGTTAAATGCTTTTTCTACATTCTTGATTAGTTTTATTTGTTGTGTCGAGGGAGTATAGTCTTTGGGAAAATAATTTAAATATCTACTAAACACAATAATTTATATTAGCACACAAACTACAAAATTAAACATAAACTTTCAATTTTATTTTTTTATTAAAAAGTTTAGAGGGTTTTTTGTTTCTAAATTTAATTAAGTCATCTTTAATAGATGAGTTGTTGTTAACAAATGTTGTCACTGTATAGTCAAAAACTATCTCATCGCCATTGTCAATAAAGTGATAAGGATATGGAATTTCATATAAAAATCTTTTCTTTTTTCCTTCGTGGAGCAAAAGAAAGCTGCAAAAAAAGTCTTTTACGCTAAAAAGAAGTATTCTACCTGATTTTATAGTTTTGTTTTCAACAACAAAATCTACATTTTTTTGCAAATGCTTATTTATTGTAGTTATAATTTTGTTTGTATTTGTCATTTATTCATGAAAGCAATTTTTTGCTGTGGTGTAAGTTTAATTAGTTTGGTAGAAAAATATTTCCAGAATTCCTTGTTAGCTGGTATTGTAGCTACAAGATTACAAGCTGTCATATTCACGCATCTATAATCTTGCATGAAAATATCCCAGACAATTAATAAATCTTTTTGAACTGGATTAAATTTAGAAGGCCGAGAAGTAGGTCTAAAATTTAAAGTTAATCTCCCTTCTGTACTGTTTAAGAGGCTAAAACTGTTTGTACAAAGCATTCTTCTTGTTGAAGGAGCTCCAGGCTTAATTCTTCTTCTAAAAAATTTTATCTCAACAACATTGCTTTGCACAATTGTTTTTAAAGTTGCTAGAGAAACTTTCATTCATTATTTTGCTTTTTTTTCTTCTTAGTAGTATGGCTTGCAACAGTCTGATCATCATTTAAAACTGAACAAATTCCAAATATTCTTTGTTCATTTAAAAATATTCCTTTTTTAAGAATACCATAGCCATCTACAGAAAGATTCGCAACCGGTATACCTAAGTTGTTTGGGAAGCAAACAAAATCACCTGTTTTAGTAAATTTTGAATTTGGCCCTGCAAGAATAACTTCACCAATTCTCCAAGCTCTCATATCTGCATTCACAGGTACAACAATTCCGTTTCTAATAATACTTGCTCCGTCTTCTGTTTCATCTACAAACTTAACCAATAAAACATCGTCTAAAAGGTGCTTTAGACTAAACCCATAAAAGACAGAGTTGAAGGAGTTTTTCGGAAGTTCAGATAAATCAATTAAACTTTTTTGTGTCGGTAGTAGATCTATATTAGCTGGCATATATTATTTTATTAATTTTTTAGAGAAGTCAATACCTGGTTATATAATAGTACTTCTCGTTTTGAAAGCTCTAAGGCTTTAGAATAAAGTAGTATGGATTCATCTACATCTTCTTCTTTTTTCTTCTTAAAGTAATCTATTTTTTTAAAAGGTACCTTTGAAAAAACATTAAAAAAAAGTGCAAAAAGACTGCGTTTTTCTAAAGAAAGATATTTATTAAGCAGATTACACTTTATTGCGCATTTATTAGAATACATGCTAATCCACCTACTAACCATATATGGAATAAACACTGGCTCACTGTCAACATTGGTGAGCGTATCTCTCTTTTTAAAGAAGAGAATATCTCCAATTATATTAAAGATTGTCATTAACTAATAACTTTTGTAGTAGCTATAAAGATATCATCATTTATTGTGTAAAACAGCTCAATAACTTGATTCATAAATTTTGTAGCTTGATCATCTGTTAAATTGGTAGAAAATGCAAATGCAGGGGCTTTTTTACCTGCAACAATATTGATACCTGTATGGCCAAGTGCTACCCCGTTTTTCACGTACGTAATGCTTACTGAACACTTGCCTTTTTGTTGCGTAATTCCCCCCTGTACATGTTCCTTGTGTACAATTAAATCATCACCATCCACTTCAATAGGTGCTTTTAAATATTGAGTACTAAGAATATTAGCTATCTGAGTATTAAGCAGTCTTTGGTATGCAACAGCACCAAAAGAGTCAAGATAGGGTATTTCCCATAAAAAATTAATTGCATCTTCACTATAAATAAAATCGTTATTAAGCACATCTTCACTATCTATCATTCCCTCTGCTTCTACTTTCATAGGTGCTCTAAAAGCAACAATATTGCCAATTGGTAATGTCTTTTCTCTGAAAAAATTATAAGCGAAGCGAGAGTGGAGCAACTTACCGTCGTAAACCTTTTGTTCTATTATCATAATGTCTATTATATAGTAATAGTTTTTATATTCAAGCTAACTCTCTACGAACAAAAAGAAAATCGTTGTGAGTACCGTCCCAATTAGGATATTCTTTTAAATTATATTTGGTAATATTCTCTAAGTAGAAGTAATTATTTTTCTGAAAAAATTTTATGACACTGTCAAAACTTGAAGTATAGATCTCAATTAAAATATAGTCAGGTCTGTATTTTGACAGATCTAACCCTTTCAATACTTGCAATTCATAGTTTTCCACATCCAATGATATGAGATCAACTTGCTTATCAGAAAAATATTTTTTAAAAATATTGTTTAAAGTAGTTGCAGGGACTTTTGTGGAGGAAGACCTGCATAATCTTTCACCATTGACACTAGCCATTGGATTGCCATCAAAATCCCCAACAAGCTCTTTTGTTTCTTCATCATCAGTTAAAGCACTGTTAATACATAGACTGTTTGGTCTATTCTTAATACAGGAATTAAAGACATTTATAGAAGGTTCAATTAAAACACCTGTCCAGTTAAAATCTTTTTCTAAAGGATATGTATATGATTGAAAAATACCGTCATTAGCACCAGCCTCAATAAAAACTCCTTTTTGTTTATTTAAATATTTTACTAGGTTGTCAAAGTTCATAGAATGTCTTTTATACCGTTATTTAAAAGATAATCCTCTAAATAAAGACTGTCTTTATTTTGTTTAAAATTATCTAGTTTTAATTCATTTAATTCTTCAGGGGCAATAAAATTTATTGAATAATTTTTATTAAGCTCTTCATAGTGTTCTAGCATTTTTTGTGTTGACTGCTGTATGGGTATTGAATTAAGTTTTAAGATTTCAAAATATCTTAAATTTAAAAAATCTCCTATACCTAATGGGTTAAGCACATACTTAAAGCTTGCAAGTTTTTTAAGAAATTCACTATATGTAAAAACTCTATCTGTTATAATAAGCTCAATCTCAAAATATTTTGATACTTCTTGAATTGTTTGTCTTCTTTTAAGGTATTGATCACCTCTACATTGCCCTATAAAAAGAACTTTATCAGACTTGTTTTCAGAAGGTTCTACCAAGACTGTATTTTTACTTAAAAGCTGTTTGTTGAGAAAAGGAGACTCAAAAATTTCAAAATCATTAACATCTTGTATTAATTGTACTAAATGTTTAATTTCAAGTAGCTTGGCTTGCAAGACTCTTGCATAGGGATAAAAAGAATTTTTAATTGGTTCAAAATTGAAAACAATTGTCTTAATTTTTTTATTATTAAGCGTGTTTATAAATTTATCGTTTGCCCATACGCGCGAATTTGGTTCATAGTGCTCATCGACTATAAAAAGGTGTGATATCTCATTAA